AAATAATAACATAATATATACAGATAAAAAATGGTTCTTAACTCCACAAGAGGCAATTATCAATAATTTCGAAAAAAGATCTTTTTAAATAAAATTGAATAATAATAAAGAAATATTATTATTATATATTATTAGTAATGGAAACTCCAATGGTTGTCAAAAAAGATATGAGAAAAAAGAAGGAGATTGGCGTTTATATGGTTAATTTATTAACCAGAAAGATCCACTTGAATTTTAATAATGTTGGTAAAAATTTAAAGGAATCGTTAGAGAAAAAAATAAAAAAAGAAATTGAGGGAAAATGTTCTATAGAAGGATTTATTAAACCAAACTCAACTAAGATTGTTTCGTATTCTAGTGGAATATTAGTTGAAAATCTAGTATTATTTGAAGTTGTATTTGAATGCATGGTTTGTTGTCCTGTAGAAGGTATGCATATTAAATGTAATGTTCAAAATATCACACAAGCGGGTATTAGAGCCCTGGTTAAGGATGAAATATCACCAGTTGTTGTATATATCAGTCGTGATCACCACTATAATAATAAATACTTCAATACTGTAAAGGAAGATGAATATATAACAGTAAAGGTTATTGGACAAAGATACGAACTTAACGACGCACATGTAAGTGTAATTGGTGAAATAGTCGAACCAAAGTCAGATAAATATAAGAAAAAACCAAAACTAATTATAGAAAATGCTTAAACACAATTTAAATTATTAATACAATGACAGAGTTAAATTGTTTAAAAGAAAGTATAGAAGGATTGACAAAGTTTCATCAAATCGAAATATTGAAAATATTAAAAAAAGATATTTCTAGTACATTAAATGAAAACAATAATGGTATTTTTGTAAATCTAACAAGTATACGACCCGACATCATTGAAGATATGAAAAAATATTTAAAATATGTATCGACACAAGAAGATCAATTAAATATTGTTGAAGATAAAAAATGTGCATTATCGACTACATATTTTAATGATGATAAAGATAATAAAGACAATAATAGTATATATGTAAATGAAGAGCATGCTTCAATCGAAAGATAATTTTTTAACAGACCTAGAAAATAATATGCTTTCTATTAGAAATATATCTAAAATACCAGAATACAATATTATTAAAAAAGTGCCGATTAATAGTATTAGTAATAGTGATAAGAAAAATATTATAAATAATGTAAATAATATTTTTTATCCAAAGCAGCGGGATCAATTATTTTGGATATTCTATGTTATTTTGAATAACGTTTATGAATATGAAACAACCCATAATTATTTTACAAAGGAAAAGGAAATGAAATTTAAATGGATTGAAGATTTTAGAGAAAAAAAGGAAATATTTAAACCAATTAAAGTCAGTCGTAATGCCATAGAAGATGAATTGGCAAATAAGCCAAAAATTTCATTACATTGTATTAAAGCCCTATGTCATTTACACAATATTAATATTTTTTATATTGATAATAAAAAATTCTATGAAATGATAACCGATGAAAACAATCCTGTTTATGTCATTGAAAGGATTAATCATAAATACGGATTAAAAGATAATGTATCCAAGGAAAATTTAGATTATTATAGAATTCATTATTGGCAATTAGAAAATTTGGACAAGCCTTTAAAAGCAGTTTCTAGTTATAAAGTGTCTGACCTAGCATCAATTTGTAAAAAATTAAATATTGTATGTGAAAATATGACTAAGCAAAAAATGTATCAAGAAATAATGCGATTCTTATAGTGATTAATATAAAAATTGAATCAATATAAAATAATATGTCCAGAAGTATATATACAATGCCTGAATTTAATTCACAGCAATCATTTAATAATATTATCAATAAATATTTAGAAAATGTAACAAACACAAGTGACGGAGATCCCGAATTAGAAGTCAGATTTGGAACTAAAACTAGGGATAAAAGAAATATCATTCATAAAAAACCCATTACTAAAATTGATTTTGACAACGTTATTAAAAAACTAAAATCTTCTGGATTTCAAATGAGTACAAATCAGCATACATTAAAAATTACACCTCAATTTCTGGATAAATCGCGGGGTATTGAAAAGGATTCTAATGTTCGGGTTGAATTGAATGGTCTTCGTGATATTCAGCAATATTGTAATACTGACTCTCTCAATGGAATCCATCCTATATTTAATCAAAAGAGAAATGCTGGTTCCAGGGATGATCCGATCTGGCCAGTTGATGTCGATGATTACAATTTTCGTGTTTCTTTTCAAAAAGAGAATGTAATTGGAGAATCTAGTTCATTTGCCAAGAATATCAAGGATTCATGGGAAGATAGTAAAAAGGTGTTTCGCCTTCTTAATAGAGTTTCATTTGAACATCCAGATTATCCTCTACGCATTGATCTAAGTGTTGTAAAGGAAAGTCATTCCGAAAAGACAGAATATAAAGGAAGATCCCAGTTTAAATTAAAGCCAGAATATTCGTTTAATTCTGCCAAAGTAACAGAAAATCGTGAAAAATATGAAATTGAAATTGAAGTGAAAAATAGAGACGTTGGTGCTGGCACAGAATTTAATGATGCAACCAAATTAGCAAAAGCTATTAGAAAATGTGTTATTTATGTTTTATCCGGACTTCAAGGAACAAACTTTCCAGTTTCATATGCAGAAATACAAAATGTAGGAATTCAATATCTAAAGCTTGTTTTTGGAAAGGACTATCATCCAGGTCTTAGAATGATGCCCAAGAGCTTTATTGGTCCCAGTTCTAATACACTCCAAAATAAAAATGTTACACTATTCGATGAAGATGCCCAATTTCCAAACGTCAGACAGAATTATACAGTTACTGACAAAGCAGATGGTATGAGAAAACTGCTATACATTAATAAAGACGGCAAGATTTATCTAATTGATACAAATATGAATATCCAATTTACAGGAACTGTAACAAAGGATATTGAATTGAGGGAAACTATCGTAGATGGTGAACATATTTTACATAATAAAAAGGGTGAATTTATTAACTTGTATGCCTCATTCGACGTTTACATTGTAAACAAAAAGGATGTCCGTAATAATCCATTTATTCCAAATGAAGATGAAACCTCTGGAGACATCTTAAATAAGTTTAGATTACCATTACTAGTAAATATCATTAATGGAATGGGTGCGGTTTCAATTACAAGTGGTGGATTACCTCCACTCCGTATCGAGCATAAGAATTTTAAAGCAGATAATGTCAATCAAAGTATCTTTAAGTGCTGTCATACAATCCTAGAGCAAGAATCCTCAATGGAATATATTATTGATGGATTAATCTTTACCCCAGCATACCTAGGAGTTGGTTCAAATAAAGTAGGTGAATCTGGTCCAAAATTCAAGAAAACATGGGAACATTCTTTTAAATGGAAACCCCCTAAATATAACACAATTGATTTCCTAGTTACTACAAAGAAAGATGTAAATGGTGACGATTTTGTTGGAAACATATTTCAAAATGGAGTAAATGCTCAAGCATATGACCAATTATCACAATATAAAACACTTATCCTTCGGGTAGGGTTTGACGAAGGTCAACACGGATATATTAACCCTTGTGCTGATGTAATTGCTGATAAATTACCAAATTATGATGACAGTAATACAAAAGAAAACAATTATAGACCAATGCCATTTTATCCATCTAGTCCAGTTGATTCCGAAGCATATCTGTGTAATATTATGTTAAAAGAGGACAAAAATAGTGAAACGCAACTATTTACAATTGAAGATGACGAAGTATTTTCAGATGGAATGATTGTTGAATTTAGTTATGATCTATCAAAGGACCACAAATGGAGATGGATCCCTCTAAGAGTTAGATATGATAAAACTGAAGAATATAGAAAGGGCTTCCCAATGTATGGTAATGATTACAAGGTTGCTAATAGCAATTGGCATTCAATTCATAATCCAATTACTAGACAAATGATTACTACTGGCGAGAACATTCCAGATAGTATTTCAGATGATAATGTCTATTATAATCGTAATACCGGCAAATCTGAAACAAAGGGATTAAGAGATTTTCACAATTTATTTGTTAAAAAAATGCTTATTACTAGCATTTCAAAAAGAGGAGATACACTTATTGATTATGCTGTCGGACAAGGTGGAGACTTTCCCAAATGGATTACTGCAAAACTATCATTTATATTCGGTATTGATGTAAGTAAGGATAATATTGAAAACCGCATTAAAGGTGCTTGTGCTAGATACTTAAATTATCGCAAAGATTTTAAGGTTATGCCATATGCTCTGTTTGTTGAAGGTAATTCACAATTTAATATTAAAGATGGTGAAGCCTTAAAAAGTGAAAAAGGTAAACAAATCACCAATGCTATATTTGGCGAAGGTCCAAAAGACAAGGAGAAATTAGGTCTTGGTGTTTATAGACAATACGGCAAAGCATCTAACGGGTTTAATATTAGTTCATGTCAATTCGCATTACACTACTTCTTTGAAAACAAAAAAACACTAAACGGTTTCCTTAGAAATGTAAGCGAATGTACAAATGTCAATGGATACTTTATTGGTGGATGTTACGACGGAACGAAGATATTTAATAGCTTAAAATCTGTAAACGAGGGCGAAAGTGTTTCTATTATTCAAGATAGTGGTACCAAAATTTGGGAAGTGACAAAAGGATATACCAAAGATTATTTCGATGAAGATGACACTTCATTAGGATACGCAATTGATGTATACCAAGAAACCATTAATAAAAAATTTAGAGAGTATTTGGTAAACTTCGATTATTTAACGAGAATGATGGATAATTATGGTTTCACACTACTTACTAGAGATGAATGTAATGAAATCGGAATTCCTGAAAGTGTTGGATCATTTCAACAATTATACGGTCTTATGGAACAAGAAATTAAGAAAAATCCTAAAAAGAAAAAGGATTATGGTTCAGCATTTACAATGAATAGTAAGGAAAAACAAATTTCATTTTATAACAACTACTTTATTTATAAAAAAATTAGAAATGTTGATGCTAGAGCTGTATATAATACTATGATAGGTAGTTCTAAATTACAAGAACAAATGGAAAAGTTAGAAACTATTGAAGCACAAGAAGCGGCCTCATTAACAAGTGAGGAAAAAAATGAAGAGAAGGCCAAAGCCCCTAAAAAAATCAAGCGAAAATTAAAACTAAAAGAAGTTAGCAAATAGTTCGTAAACTATAAATGTAAAACAACCTAAAAATAGTTGTGTAATATTATTATCGCTAATGAGCTATTTTTTATTCCCAGAAATTCATTATAACATAAATAATATTAATATTAAAGGTAATGATGAACCTATTGCAGATTATAAACTAAGTGTCAGCTTATCACTTAATAGTTATTTAACTACAGTTAAACAACAGATTAATGATAATTGTGACACTTGGGACCATATTAAAAAATATACTAACCCCTATGAATTTATTCATACTATTATTCCAAATAGTAAAAATTCTGTAAGCAAATTAAAACCATTATCTAGATCATTTTATAAGATGATAGAAATATCTAATCTATTACATTTACTAGACGATTATAAAGATATAGATATAAACACTTTTCATTTAGCAGAAGGACCTGGTGGATTTATTGAAGCCATGACATTTATGAGAAAAAACGAGAATGATAAATATAATGGTATGACATTAGTAAACTCCGATCCAAATGTACCTGGCTGGAATAAAAGTAATTTTTTTCTAGAGGCTAATAAAAATGTAAACATTGAACGCGGCCCTTCAGGAACAGGTGATTTATTTGACGTAGACAATTTAAAACATTGTCTTAAAACATATAATAATAGTATGCATATCATTACAGCAGATGGTGGATTTGATTTTTCAATTGATTTTAACAAACAAGAAATATTAGCTACGAATTTATTATTTGCTCAAGTTAGTTTTGCCATTGCTATGCAAAAAACAAACGGTCACTTTGTATTAAAAATTTTTGATATTTTTACAAAAACAACAAGTGATATTATCTATTTATTGTCTACAATGTACAAGCACGTATTTATTGTTAAACCAAGTACTAGTAGAATGGCAAATTCTGAAAAATACATCGTTTGTAAATATTTTAAAGGAACCAATCCAACCCTCATAAATAAAATTATTTCTCAATTTCATAAACTAAAGGAACACGAATATATCGCATCTATTTTAGATGATAACCTTGATTTATATTATTTAAACAAATTAGAAGAATATAATGCAATTTTTGGACAACAACAAATAGAAAATATTTCTTCGACTATAAACTTAATGTCCTATAAAAATAGAAATGATAAGTTAGAACTTTTCAAGAAAAATAACATTCATAAATGTATTCGTTGGTGTGAAAAACACAATATCCCTCATAATAAAACACAAGTTACAAATAATATTTTTATGAATTAAATATGTTTAATAATTTTTATTATTTCAATAATGTATAATGAATTTCTTATTGAAATATTGGAAAAAATGCTCACCTCTCGTTAAAATGGGAATTGTATTTATAGTTGCTATTTTTATTCACATGTTAGTTGTTAGAAACGGTGTGGAAAACTTTGGTAATCCCAAGTCATGTACTTATTACTATATGACTAATTGTGGGCATTGTAAAACATTTACACCTATTTGGGATTCATTTGTCCAATCTTATAATGGTCCTGTTAAATTAAGAAAGGTGGAAATGAATGATGCCAAAGCTGATATGGAAAAATATAATATTAAGGGATTTCCTACTATACTAGCAATCGACGAACAAGGAGAATCACAGACATTTGAAGGTCCTAGAACAAATGAAGGTTTAATGAAATTTTTATCCTAATTACGTAACAAACCTAATATGTCAGATATTTAATAATTAATTATTTTTTAATTTGTTATTAAAAAAATTGATTCTAACTAATTACAACAGTGTAGTCATATATACCAAGTAATTATGGACAGTTCAACCCACCAAACTAAAATGTATTTTGATAAATTTTATAGAGATATGTCTCGATTTGCAATGAATCGTATCCTTACAACTATCGGACTACTATTTATAGCAATTTCTAGCGTATTTCTAGTTGTCTCTTATTTGTGCCTTATTGGTTCAAATTACATTGAAACTTTTAAGAATGATTATGGAATTCACTGTGATTATACGGATATTCAAGAATCACTAATTGATTTTATACAAGCTTCCACAGACAACATATACTACTACTTTGGTATTATTTACAATAATAATGTGTTTATCAAGCAAGAACATATGGAAGAAGATTCTTCTGATAGTGATTTGGAAGATTCTTCTGATAGTGATTTGGAAAATTCTTCTGATAGTGATTTGGAAGATGTTACAGAACAGATTCTTCTAGAAAAGGAAATGAATAAGATTATTGTTGATCTATCAGAAGACATACCACATACACCAGAACTTCTAAATGAATTAGGTGCTAATGTTATGGAGGAGATTATTGCTGAAATAGAAAACACAGAAAGTGATAGTGAAGATGCTAATGAAGATTCTAATGAAAATACTGAAGATTCTAATGAAAATACTGAAGATTCTAATGAAAATACTGAAGATTCTAATGAGGAAGATTCTAATGAGGAAGATTCTAATGAGGAAGAGTCTAATGAGGAAGATTCTAATGAGGAAGAGTCTAGTCAGATGGTACAGAGAACATTAAGAAGTACTAAAAAGTAGGGAATTGAGAAAAACACATAAAAACACATAAAAATATTACAAATTTTTTACTGTTAAAATAAAAATTGATACCTTTTTCATCTAAAGTCTATTCTATAACTATCTATATCAAATACTTTTAAAAGATGCTTTCAATTTTCCTACTCTTATTGTGTATATGTAATTCATACGCGGTTCATAATGTTATTATTGTATTAGGTTCTCACAATAATACTATTCTTCACGAGCGTGTTTATTCTACAATAACTTATATTAATAATTCTGGGGATCCATCTATTCTATATTTGAGTGGAGGTGTTAAAGAGGCTTTTAACAATGACCATTCAGAGTCAGCTTCAGAAGCTTTCAAAATGAACCAAATATTCTCATCTAATTCTGATGTAGAAATCGTTCAGGACCAACTCGCCACAAATACCGCCGAGAATTTCGCCTATTTAAAGCAATGGGTTTATGCTAATTTCTCAGACGATTCCCTTCCTAATATTATTGTTTCTACATCTGATTTTCATAAAAATAGAGCTGAACTCATATTCAATGGCATATTTCCAGAAGTTCAACCTATTTGGAATTTAAGCACTAGTAGATGTGTATCATGTTGGAATGATGAACATATTCACATTAAAAATGTAGGAAATGATATTCTTAGAACGCATCATATTATGGACAGGTAAACAAAAAAACAAAAACAAAACAAAACAAAACAAAACAAAACAAAACAAAAAATTTATATTATTATTATTATAAATTTTTTAATTTATAGATGAACCCCAAAATCCAGATAAATATTGTCTAGATTGTTTAGTGTTGGAGCAATTTGCTCCAGGACTATTTAATTTGTTAGAGCAATCATTTTTATCACCATTTCTTTTCCACACTAATGGTGGTGAAAACTTATTTTTAACAAAATATCGTGAAAACGATTCACCGTGATATTTACCAGCTGTAGCATATTGTGCACCTTTAGCCGAATTAAATGAAGCACCATTCCTAGTGATTGTATTGTAATTTAATCTTGCCAATCTTGTGCTACTATCAACCGCACCTTGTGTGGCAAATTGACTATTGTTAGGGTTATAATAAGTAACATTTTGACATTTATTAGCTTTACCTGTATAGTATGGGTTTGTACAATTATTCGTAGCAAATTCTGTAGAACCTTGATATGGGTTTTTAGCAGTAGAATATGTATTGGTTGATATTTGTTTAATAGATTGTTTTTGCTCAAATAAATTACATCTAGCTTTTAAATATGCTTTTGTATCACTATAGTATGATTTGCTTAACAATGTAACAGATCGTGTTTTATCGCGACTTTTTTTAGCTTGACTACAGCATATTGCCTTTGTAGTATATATACCTGTTTGAATTTCATATGCAGGATCAGTAGGGTCGCCAATAATTATAGAACCATTATTTTGAATTTTATTATTATTAGTATCTGGGGCTAATGATACAATACTAGGTGGTTTAATAGACTTATTATCAGATTGTAAAAATTTATTATCAAATGTAATAAAGATATTATTGCCACTGGGATCACAATTACAATCATTCGGCGATGTATATCCCCTAAATACTGTCCCGCCAGGTCTATCTACAACGCTAATAGAAGAAGCACTTCGTCCACTTTTACCATTTACTTGCAATTGACGTCTCCAGTGTTTAATAGGATTAGCTCTTCCACGATTAGCATTTCCATTAATACCTATAAAATTTACTGCGTTATTATAATTGGTTTCAGCTGATGTTTGGGGCGCATGCCCCAAATTGACATTGGGTCTAGACATTCCACCTATTATTCCTGCAGATGATGCCGGCATATTAGTTTCTATGTTTTTTCCTTTATTGGCTACTAATGGTTGCTTTGTAGAGATTAAATTATTTGAATAACTAAAATTAGCAGGTTTAGACATGTTGTTATATATAGTTAATAAAGAAAAATAACTACAAATATAAAATATATTATCACTAAAAGCAAAATATCAAGAATGCCATATTTTTAATATAAATTTATATCAAGAATATATATATATTTAAATGTCTAATTTTTTTGCAGATGTTTTAGATGATGCTAAGAATGTTGAAGAAAAAATATTAGGTCCTGATTATGAATATTGGAAACAAATTAAATCCCCAAGTCAAATGGGTATGAGTTCAAAAGGAACTATGTCTGCTATAGCAAAAGATGTTGGTGGATTAATTAATTATGTCGAGTTATTAGTAACTGGAAAAGGTGGTGCTTCAAAAACCGGCAAACCTCTAGGAGACAAATTTTTTATAAAAACTGCTGCTACGTGTAAGGATAAGACATCTGAAGAAATTGTTGATAGATATGTCTATGTAAATAATGTACCTGATGGAAATATTCCATTTATTAGCGGAGCATCTGGTATGAATTTTTCCGAATTTGAAGGTCTCGTTCCTGGAACTTTAAGTAATCTTAATGCTATGAACCCAATGCTTATATTTCAAGCATTCATGTCTGGATCACAACCAGAATGTCAAGAAATTAGTCTGGAAACAATTGATGTTAATAATAATAAGGGTTCAGAAACAAGACATGTTACTGTTACTGATTTAAAAAATATGAACTCTTGTAGTTTTGGTAATAAACGAAATCCTATAACTGGTGATAAATGTAAAGAGGCTTTTACCAGTAGAACTCGAGGTAAGATTCCTGATGATTTCTTAGTCAAACTATTTTATTCTTCGTTAGGTGTTATAGGCGTCTATCTATTAATCAATGTCATGAAGAGAATTAAGGAGAGAAAATAATTTTAATTTTAATTTTAATTTATCGGCGTTTAGTGATGAATTTTCTGTTGTGCATTTTCTTTCGTCTTACTGTCTTTCTTTTAGTTGTCTTTCTTTTTACTGTCTTTCTTTTTACTGTCTTTCTGCGCGTATTTCTTTTTACGCGCTTACCCCCATTTTTTCTCACAGGAATACGATTTTTCTCCATGACATTTTTAATTAAGATATTTTGTTGTTCTACAGACATTTTTCTCCATTTATCTTCTCCAATATTTTTTTGTAAATGTTTAGTAAATATTTCTACTAAATCAGGGTCTTCTTCCATTGATTTAATCATTTCATCATAAACTTCTGGATCACGAGCAGCTCTTTTCATTAATTCGGATTCTCTTGAATCTCTTGAATCTCTTGAAT